CTATCCAAAACGTACTTATAGAACCAAGCCAAAAACTCTAGATTGTTATATCTACTAAAGTACTCTATCAAATTATAAAGCTCCTGATTTGTTAGGTTTGGTTTAATTTTGAATGCACTTTCTCCTAGAGAATATAGGAAAGGAATCTCTTTTCTAGCCATCATCTTAGCTTTGGCTGGATTCTTTATCATATCCTCCATATCCTCTCTGGTAAACTCCTTCAATACTTTCAAGAAATCAACAAAAGCCTGAGAAGATACTGGACCAACAGAATCATGGAATATTTTTTTAATCTTATTCAGATCCATTTCTCTCCAATCTTTCAAACCCTTTATTTTTACCAAGCTGTTAAGCTTTCTAGCTGCTTCAGACCAGCCTCTAGGAGACGGGAAGTTTAGTGATTGAACGTCTGTTGTTAGGTAATGGAAGTGATCCTCTTGGTTTTCCTCATTAGAGAAGAAATAAGCAAGCTCAGGTAAGATGTATCCCGTTTGCTTAGCCCATTCGGTCCAATCTTCAACCTGTGGAACTAGGTTCTTTATTTCAAATCTGTCAGCGAAGCTTGTATCTGGTTCAGTAACTCTACCTGGAACGTCCTCTGGTCTATTACCTGCTGCAACGATTATCCACTTATCTGGAAGCTTGTATGTTCCTTCACTTCCAATCTCACCACTTTGAACGAATTTAAGGAGAGCATTCTGAACTGCCTCATTAGCTCTATTAAGCTCGTCCATGAATATTATACCACCTCTATCATCTTCTCCATTATCTTGAGGAAGCCAAGCTGGTGGATTTTGTCTGGTTACACCTTTACCGATGCTAACCAACTTACCGACCTTTATAATAGGCTCTTGTACATCAACCTTACTGGGTATACCAAGAAAATCTTCTGGCATAAAGAACTGAACATCCCAAACCAAAAGAGGCACATTTAATTTGGTAGCTGCTTGACCAACTGTCTGCGTTTTACCTATACCTGGTGCTCCAAATATAAATATAGCTTTACTCCATCCCTCTTCTTTCTTAATAAGATAGGAATCCATAATATCTTCAGTAATCTCGCCAACTCTAACGTCTCTAACGTCACCACCTGCTCCTGTCCAAGTAAGAGGGACTCTAGTACCAGCTCTTCTGGTCTTATCAGAAGACTCATTCACATCCTCCTGTGATCTCATTTTATGGCTGGCCATCTGTTTATCGATGGGTCCATCCTCCGGTAAATATAATCTAACAGCAGGCTTTCCTGTCTTCCTATTAAAAGGAACGTTTTTACCGCTCTTTATATCTTTTTTCAACTGATCAATCCATCCTGAAACAACTGATTTTATTTTTTGTCCAGCAGATTTTACCCCTGATTTAACCTTCTTGGAGAAATCACCTATCCATCCTTCATTAATTAAATCTGGATCCTCTTTGAATTGATTAAAATTAGCTACTTTTCTCATTTTTTATCTTATTTTTTTATATATCGAACTCTCGATCTATAAACTAGAGCTCGACCTTTGGTACTTCCTCACCTCCAGCTGCTTCTCCCTCCGCAGGTGCTGCTTCACCCTCTGCTGGTGCTGCTTCACCTCCTCCCTCTTTTTTCTCACCCTCATCTTCTTTATATTTAGCATTTCTAATAACCTGATCTGGATTCAGACCCATAAATCTTGCTATCAAGAAATCCTTATCAAAATACTCTTTTTCCTCCCCGCCCTCTTTAACCTTCATTTCAGAAAGTGCTTTTACAAAATCTCCCCTCTTGGATAAATTCTGAAGCTCTAGCAAAGCGCTGAATTCATTTTCTTTCTTGAAGTTTAAACCAAGATTTGCTCTAAAGCTTCTATCCTTAGCTAGCTCAGGAAAATCTAAGCACATTTGTAAGTATAAGGGTTTAACTAGAATCTCCTGGAATATAGATCTTAAACGTGATAGGAACTTCTCAAATCTTATCTCGTCTCTCTCTAAAGCATCTATCGATAGCTGATAATTTGTGGGAGTACCGCCCTTAAAAGCAAATCTAGCATAAGGTATTTTAGAATCCTGCTTTAGCTTATTAAAGAAATAAAGAACGTTGGCCATAATGTTGAAGTCTGGGCCAGAAGGATTCATAGAATCCACAGTAGGAGAAACGCCGTCTTTCTCTGGAAAGATGTAATTCTTATAGAACTGAACCTTCGGTCTTCCGTTGATTGTTAGTTCACCTGAATTATCATTGAGTGATATCTCCTCTTTATGGAATGACATCACCTGCCCCAAAGTCTGCATAGCCTTCTGTGGAGACTGAGTTCCTATAGGTATCACAAACTTCATTCTATAAGAGGAGTTCATAACGTTCCATATTACCCTACTGTTCTCCATTATTCTAAGAATATTGTAGGATCTTATTAGTCTTTCAACATAGCTAACCCTGGATATAGAATTACCTTTAGCATAAGAAATATAGATAACCTGCTCATTTTTAAGCTTTCTAGTCATCTGAGGATTATTGGGATATTGAACCCAAACCTGTTCAAATTGATCTTCTGAAACCTGCTCAACCATAGGCTGAAGAGATGTAGGATCAAGCTCTTTGAATCCAATTATATTTTTACCCTTGTTGTCGTATATTATCTCATAAGCTAAGAATCCATCAATTAAAAACTGCTTGAAGATCTGCCAGGCTAATGTCGTCTGTTGAAAATTGAATAGCTGATACAAATTCTTAAACCTGTCCTCTATTCTTTCCTTTATCTTTTCATTGACATCTAGATTTTTGACCTCAGGATATGCGAAATAGTTCTTATTGTCATAAACTATAGATTCGTCAGTGACAGTATCTACTATAAATTCAATCTCGCCATTCAAGGAGAATTTTCTAAGGAAGTTCCTCTTCTCTCCATAATCTCTATCGAAATAGGCTATGTATTTTTTAACCTTAGTGTCAGTATAGGATAAGGTCCAATAAAAAGCATCATCCTGGGTAAACCCAGTTCCAGACTCATTAAAGAAATTAGACTCAGTCTTACCTAAGGCCTGCGAGTTTCTGACGACCATGTCATCGTACCTCATCCCAAACTTAGATATCGAGCTAAGGCTTCTTAATATGTTACCAAATGCTCCATTTGGTTGTGATGGATCTAAAAATCCCGCCATTTTTTAATTTTTTTTATAAAGTAATCTCGCCTTCTTCAGCTTCTTCCCCACCTTTTTTCTCTTCCTTCTTTTTTTCTTTCTCTTTCTTCTCCTTGGCCTCTTTGTTTGCTCTGATATCCTCGTCTGTAAGTCCAAGATAATTTTCTATCAAAAATTTCATTGAGAAATAAGGATTACCTTCCTCGCCAGGAATGCCGGAAATATTATCAACAGCCTCTTTTCTCTTTGTAATTATCTCCATTTCTTGGTTTACCTTAAATGAATTATCACTGACGTACATAAGTCCAAGCTGGCTGCTGAAGTTAAGATCAGTCTCTAGAGCTTTATTGTCTTTACATGCTTGAACCCAGAGTGGCTTTATTAGAATATCCTGGAAAATAGATCTTAACCTGTTTATAAACTTGGCAAATCTTATTTCTTCCTTATCTAAGCCATCCGCTGAATTTGAATATGCAGCAGTACTTGATCCATCTAGACCTTTAAATCTAGTGGCTGGAACTTTAGATTCCTGAACAAATTTATCATAGAAATAAGCAAGAGGCGCTGTATCATTAAGATCCGGACCTTCTGCTTTTAATGGTTCTATAGATGGCTGACCGTTTTGACCCTGCGGAATCAAATAGTTCTTATAGAACTGTATTTTTGGGCTTCCATCTATCAAAAGTTCCCCTGTATCACTATCCAATCTATAGTCCTCCTTGTAAACACCCATAAGCTCACCTAGAGTTTGTAGGGCCTTCTGAGGAGATCTAGATCCAACCGGAACCGTCATCTTCATCTTATAAGAAGAGTTCATAACAGACCAGATGATTCTGCTATACTCGATTATTCTTAGAGTATTGTAAGGGCGTATAAGTCTCTCCACGTAGCTTAATCTAGATATTGCATTACCCTTTGCATAAGATATGTAGATTATCTGTGAATCGTAAAGAACCCGTTTTTTTCTAGGATCATTGGGATTCTGAACCCAGATATTAATGATTGATCCATCCTCTTGTTTTTCCACACTGGGAATAAGAGTTATTGGATCCAATTCTTTAAAGCCAACTATATTCTTACCATCATTGTCGAAGATTATCTCGAAAGACAGAAATCCATCTATCAAAAACTGCCTAAAGTATTGCCAAGCTGTAATATCATCAGAGAAGCCCCAGATATCATAGATTTTCTTGAAGGCATCATATATTTTATCCTTAGATTTATCATTTACCGAGGATAGATCTAGGAAATCTGGATAGGCGAAGAAATTGGAGGGGTCATAATTTATTGCCTCGTCACAGATCGTATCCAGTACTAATTCTATCTCGGGGTTCAATGAGAATTTCCTTAGGTAGTCTCTCTTGCCTTTATAGTCCTTATCAAAATAGGATATGTACTGTTTTACGTTTATGTCCTGCTTAGCCAAGCTATAGAGGAAGTTTTCATCTTCTATACTAGTCTTATTCTTATTTAGAAAAGCAGCTTCGGTAGATCCAACAGCCATGGAGTTCCTAAGTACCATGTCTTCATACTCCATACCAAATCTAGAAAGTCTCTTTGCGGACTCCCTTATCCTTTGGAATGTAGAATTCTGTTCACCACTGTCAGTAAATCCAGCCATTATTGTGTTTTAATATTTCTAGAGACAAATTTAAAATTGTTTTCCTTTTTTATATATTCAAAAAAATAAGGCCTTCCATAATTAGCTCTTGAAAAGGAAGTTCTCATCGACTACCCCAAATCTGAATCCCCTCTTTTCCGCCCATTCTTTGGCTGCCTTAAATTTTGCCTGATTGGTGATCCAAACCTTGGTGTTGTGTATATAGGAATCCAGCTTTTTAGAGGTCATATTTTTACCCTCGTAGATAGGCTTTTTAGTTTGAGATTCTGGCTTTATCTCTATGATCCACTCTTGCTCGGTTCCATCCTCTCTCAGAGTCTTGATGTAAAAATCAACATAGTACTTGTGTGATTTCTGATCGAGAGGATTCCAGTAATCTATTGCTAGTGGTTCAGAACTCCATTTGAGGATATTCTCGTTCCTATCGCAGTAGTTACAGAATCTATGCTCCCAGGACGATCTATAAACTATCTTGTTTATGTCGCCAATATATTTGTCTGGGTTCTGTGGTTGAAAGAGACCAGACCTATGAAGTCCATTGGGTTTTACGTTCTTTATGGACATAAAATTAATTAAACATTGTAGCTATTATCGTCGCCAGTTATGTAGCTAAACGGAATAGTTTTCGGACTTTTAGGCGGATGTATTTTTTTCCAGCCCTTAGCAAATCCATTTTTAGCTATCTGTGTGAAGTATGCAAAAGGATTATTTGATTTAGCTGGATCAAATCTGTTCCAGTACTTGCATAGATCCTCCATGGCAAAAGCCATGCAATCATCCTTATCGTCAGGGTCCTTATAAGCCATTTTTTTAGATATTCCCTCTATCATCAAGGTGAACATCTCGATAGTTTCATTTGTAAGCTGGCCTTTGGTCTTGGACTCGTTAAAAGCCCTTAAAAGATCGCTGTTTCTGACGTAAACTTTTGCCATTGTGTTTGATTTTTTGTAAATAAAAAAAATCCCTCTATTGCTAGGGGGATTGGTTTAATATTGTAGATTTATTTTACTTTGTTGTTTCGTCTTCCTCGTCGAAATCCTCAGCGGAAACCTTTGCGGATTTAGATGGGGCTGTTGCTAATTTACCCTTTGACGATTCTACGAAGCTTTTTCCTGGTTTACCTTGATTTGGGTTGTCAGGAGCAAAATAAAAGTTACGACTTAATTTTTTTTTTCAGCCTCAGATTCGTGGATGTTATATCCCATGTGGTTTCCATCAATATCGAAATCAACTTCTCCTGTTCCTTTTTTACCTGGCGCTTCAGATAGTCCTTGATTAGAAGCTATCGTTTTTAACACCTTCTTTGTTTCAGGATTGATGTTTCTAGTGATCTTCTTTGGAGAAGCTAGGTTGTGCTCCTTTGTGTTAGCCTTGTTAGTCTCTTTAGCTTTAGTTCCGTTAGTAGGAGCTTTTTCAATATTCGCATCATTTGATTCCTGAACATTGTTATATCCTATCCCGTAACCCTTTACATCAAATTTAGTAGGCTTCTGTCCATCGACTCCTTCAGCAAAATTAGCTGCCTTTGGGTTTTTTAGGTCCTTAGACATAGGCTTGTCAGATTTTTCTTCTGGTGCTTCTACCAAGTTTGGTTGCTGAGGTTTAGTTTTTACAGACTTCTTTTTATCTGGTGCAGTAGCATAGTTTTGTACAGCTTTCTCAGATTTAACCTTTTTTCCGTTCTCTGGAGCAACTGCCATACCGTTTGATTCCTTGATCTCCTCCTCTCCTTCTTCATCTTTTGAAGCAGTTTCATTGTCATCAGCAGCTTTATTAAGGGCTTCTTCTAGATCTTGAATCTCATCTATTCTGTGATCTTCCGTTTTTCCAGCGTCGGTCAAAATAGTGTATCTACCTGAAGTGTTATCTACAGATATGATCTTTCCAGTCTCGCCTGACTCTTTTATTTTAACGTAATCGCCAATAGAAAAAGCATCGTCCTCTAAAAGATCCATATCAATTTCTAAAAAATCGTTCTCGATTCTATCGATCTCCTCATTAACAGCAGACCATTTATTTCTAAGTACCTTTAGTTCTCTTTTTAGTAGTGCCTCAGCTTCTTTGATTGAAGCCTCGTTAGCTATGATTGGATTCTTCATAGCCTCCTGTATCTTGTTTAGCTCTTTCTCTATCTTAGTTATGTTTGAAAGTATTTCAGTTCTATCGTTAATTAGAATTGATTTACTTCTAAGCTCACCTTCCAAGAATTCAGTTAAACCTTGAGAAATATCATATCTCAAAGACTCTTTAACCATACTAACGGCTTGTAGCGCATTTACACGGTAAACTGAATTTTCTTTCATAGCTTCGTTTACTTTCTGCAAGTATAAAGCTCCGTCCCACTTAAACAAATTAATTCTTAATCCCTCATAGATTCTAGAAACTAAAGACTTAGCAAAATCAAGTTCAACTATAGCATTAATGTTTTCGTAAACAGACATAACCTGATTAACTACCTTCATGTCATTGTAACCTGAGGTCGAAGAAACTTCCAATCCTATAAGTTTTCCTAGTTCTGCAACTGATCTAAACTTCAATTGTGTTTTTCCTAGATAAACGTTAGGTGATCCTTCTAGACCCTCTGTTATCTTAATAAGCTTCTTACCGATGTAGAAATTAACACCGCTTTCGTCTACCCTAACTATAGGATCGTTAACTATTGAGATAAGATTTACAAAGTCACCACCAAATTTTTCAAAAGCCTGATCAGCTGAGATCTTATAGATTCCCTCTTGGTTAGCTTCGAAAATTGAACCATTCATGTAAAATCCGAAAGAACCATCGTTAGTGAAAACTGGTGAATAAACCTTTTCAACATATGATTCATTCTGAGCTACCTCTGGTATATTAAGCTTGCTAGCATTTGTTTTTCCTTCGTTTTCGTTCAAGAAGTTAATTAAGTTTCTAACAACTGGATTAAAAGAATACATTGAAATGTTCTTAAGTAGCAATCTATTAGACTTGTCCTCAGAAACCATCCAATTATTCAATGACTCATAAAGTCCACCGTAGAATTCTCTAGAACCAGAGTTCTTTATAGAATCTATTACTTTAGATACTTCTATTTCCCTATCAAAATCGTTTCTCTTCTTAACTAGAGACTCATAAACAGACTTAGCTGTCTTATCCCACTGTAAATCTGAGATGTCCTTTATAAAATTGTCAATTACGTGATACTCACCAATACCTTTTGCTGAGATTATGTTTCTGTAGTTTTCCAACATTATTTTAACACCAAAGTGCTCGGAGATTGGGGAAACGCTTATTTTGTTAATAGCTTTAAGCACGCCTAAATCCTTAACAGACTCTGACAATAGGAAAGAGTTTGTAGCACGATCGTTATCTAACCCAGATAGAGATTCGTTCAATCTGTCTATTTGGTTGGTGTTTATTTCGTTTCTATTATCAGTTACCCAGGTTCCTGAATTTTGAACAGATTTATTGCCTCCCCAAGATTCCATTAAAGAAGAAGCAAGACTCTTAGAAGCTTCCATTTCTCTCTTTCTAGCTTCAGAGTGCAAATCAATGCTCTCCCTTAAGAAAGAGCCAATTGCATCGTCATTTTCCTTAATCTGTCCTAGTCCCTCCATAAGGCTTTCTCTAGAAAAAGAGCTATTTAGAAAGTTTTCACAAAGTGAACTCACTTCAGGAGACTTTGTTGTTTCTTTCAATTTTTTTACTTTATTTATAAAATCCATGGGTTGTATGTTTTTTTCAAATTATATATCTAGTTTCCGAGATTTTTTTATATATCACTGTCGGCAGACCATTATTTCCACTCTAACTCTTTTTCCTGTGTGATTGTTGCATATTCTTATGCCTCCGTTTTGGTATACTGGGCCAGGTAAAGATAGATTCCATCCTATCTCTCCAGAGTCTACTGTAGTAATGTTAGGGCCACTTAATATCATTATTTCACCCATATAGTATGTTTTTCCCTGGTATTCCCAGGTAACCCATCTATCCTTTGGTAACACATCATCAGGATAGATGCCCTTAAATACTATAAAGTTAACAAATCCGGAGGGATCAACTATATCCGTCTGACTTAAGAAAGAGCAAGTACCAGGGGCCAAATTTAGATTAACCTTAGAAAAAGCGCTAACTTCCATCTCAAAGTCTTTTAGAGAGACCATTGTCTGAGCGTTTAGAGCAGTACCGGAATCTATAACAAGATCACTCTTCTCAAATTTGAATCCTGCTGGTTCAGGTGGACAAGGTACGGGTCTAGTTGCCATAAATTTAATTAGATGTTATCACTACCAGTTTTACTGGTCTAGTTGTTATATTGGAAAAGCTGATACCTCCTAAGTTGGGATTGTAAATTGGTCCGGTGTGTCCATAATATGCAAAGGGACTCATGTTCCATCCAGCCCATGAATTTACACCCTGCTTAACTCCCCCGGAAAGTGCCATTATTTCTCCCATTGGATATCTCTCGTCACCACCATAATCCCAAAGAAGAAACTTTTCAGAGGCTATGGACTCTGGCAAATAATAAGCTCTCGCAAATATAAAACCAGCCTCGTTTGCAGTTTCTGTATAGTCTCCAGGATCTATACTTACTGTTGTATCTGGTGCTATTACAAATGTCTGCTTTTGGTATGTGGAAAAAACTAAAAGCGGATGGAAAAAAGATTCTAAATTTATAGACTCAGCAACTTGAGCTTGTTGATGAACATTGAAGCCTGAGTTAAAAAATCTGAGCTTATATGGATCATTCTTATACTTGAATGTCCAATTTATTATGGAAAGCTGGTCCCTGGTTTTTGCTACGTTTTTATAATTAGTAACAAAAGCACAAGCACCGGGAACAAATACAGGGTTTACAAATCCACCCTGTACATTACTGGACCCAGTTGAAGAACTGGAACCACCATCAAAATCAGTATTATCAGACACCATTAGTGTATATATTTACACTAAACCGAAAGAAGATAAAAATTATCCTCTAGGTCTCCATTTAGACCTATTAATTTCATATTCGTTCCTATTATTACGTGAAATGGTGTTTTGATTGTATGCGGGGTCAGGAGTAACAACATTAACCTCCTCGTTTACTATTTTATTATCCTCGCTAAGCTCTTGTTTATTCTCTTCCTGGGTTTCTATTTGCTCCTCTACCGGGGTTCTAGCAATTTCAGATTCTGTCACGTCTTTAGACTCTTCTTCGACATCTAAAGTCCCTGCATCACCTAAATCTACTATATCTAACGATTCTAATTCTTCAGCCAAGCTTTTAGATTCAACAGGTTCAGAAGCATCTACCTCTACAGCGGTATCGGTAGGCTCAGGCTTTATGTAATCGACTAATGACTTTATAAATCCAAGAGCAACTAAAGGAAGTATTGCACCCGATATAATGGAAAGTATTCTTTTCTGATATATTAGATCCTCTTCTATAAGGCCAAATAACTCAGACCACATTTTAAAATCGCCAATGTTTATATAGGCATAGTAAGTATTTCCCATAGCCTGCATACCGGTCAGTATTATAAACAAAGCCCAGACTAAGAATTTATTCATCTTATCCAGAGCTATTATGGAAGCCAAAGAAGCAGCTGCACCTAACTCAAAAGCTATCGCTAGAGAAACAGAAAGCCACTTCGGATTTGTGAGATCGAAAAACTGAACTACGTGTATAGTGGAAATTACAGAAACAACAAGATACAGGGTAACAAAAGTTCCTATAACGAAGTATTTCAGGGCATTGCTTTTCACTTTGTTTGATCTATTTTTGACTTTATATCAGACAAAGAAGACTTACCCTTATCGAAATCATCCTCATAAATTAAGAAATTAAACATCGTCTGATTCATAGATTTCTCTAAGTCACTTTTAGTTACGCTAACTTTTTGCAAAGAGTCTACAGATGTGTTAAGTGTCTTAATTCCCTTTTCGATTCTATCAACATCGTTATTTACTCCGCATTGTCTCAAAAACATCATAAGCACCAATACGATGGATATCCACCATGAATTTGATTTAATTTTTTCTAGCATTTTCATTTTTTTTTATATTTATCTTAAAAAATATAGAACATAAAAAAATAGCCAGTAAACTGGCTATTGATCAGTATCTATAGATTAGCAAACTTCTAGTCCCTGCTCAGCTGCGTTAAGCTCTTTTTGGAGGTCGTTAACAACTAGATTATCCTCCTTGACGTTACTTAGCGCAATATCAACTGGCTTGAAAACTTTTATAAAGTTCTGAGCTGATTCTAATCCCTTACCCTTTCCCTTGGACAAAAAGTAGTGACTAGCTTCAATGGTCAATGCACCAAAATAAATCGTGTTATCTTTCACGCCATCAGCTTCTGCTTTCTGAATGGATTTATTTATCTCGATGATACCCAATGATTCAGTGGAATTCCACTCAGCTTCTTCATTTATGAACCGCTTAAACATTGACAATGTAGAAGAATCCATAGATACAGCATAAACTTTCTTAGAGAGTTCTTTTCTCTTCTCCTCGATTTGCTTCTTTAAAGCATCAACTTTGGCTTCGTCTACGTTTACTTTAATGCCATCTATATCAAAAGATGCACTCTCCGATGGCAATCTGTCAAGATTTTCAGATGTAGCTAAAACTAAATCGTCTTGGTTTTTTCCTGTTTTTCCCATTTTAATAACTTTTATTATTCTATCAAATTCAACACGTTTTGTTTCTATCCAATATCAAAAATATCAATATCGCTGGGATCTTTTTTATCGTCTACCTGTGTGAGAACCGATGTTTCTGTTGTTAAATCAGGATCTAGCATGTTCTGATCCAAATACATTTTTAAAGGTCCCCTTAAATCCTTAGCTGGATATATTCTTGCTGGTTCTTCTGGGCCGATGTGAACTAGAAATCCACTCTCCGTTTCTATACCCAATTCCTCCTCCAGTATTAGTCTATAAAGGGATATCTGGATAGAATACTCGTTGTGATGATTTTCATATAGCGTATTAAACGGCCTTAGTAATTTCTTATATCTTCCTTTCGGGTGTCCATCATGCTTGAACTCCTTGTTGGTTTTCCAGTCACCTATTATGAAAATCATCTTATTCCTAGATGAATCCCACATTAAGAAAGGCTGATCTATTGTGCCGGCAATCCTCCACTTTCTGGAAAATATTTTAAGCTCAGATTTAAGCGGAATCAGATTTTTAAATTTAAGGTCATAGATTGACTTAAACTTATTAACACGCTCTAAGAAATCTGCATCTTCGGGTAATTCAGGATTCTCACCGCTCCAGAAATCCTCTATCCATTTATGTACTCTGGACCCCAAAGAAGTAGCTTTATTACCAGCTTCAGTCCACTCATTCTCTATCACAGACGGATCCACTCCTCTCTGTCTAGCCTTCTCCTTAATCCAATATTCCCTATTGAAAGGCTCCTTAAATTTCTTCAGGAAAGTGGTAACGGAATCGAACTTGATGTCTTTATATTTGTAAGTGTGAGATCCTTCTTCAAAGATAAAATTAGGATCACTGAATTTACCTATCTCCTTTTCTATACGGCTCTTCTCTAACTCGATAATTTCATTCATACCGGATTACACCAAAAAATTAAAAATTAAATAAATCAAAGCGGAAGGAAGTAAAGCAAAGTAAAAAGTAAACCACACCCAGTTGAACTTTTTGAATATAAAATAGTAAACTACGAGAAAAGACTCATCGTCAGTTCCGTCTATCGGTTCAAGAGATACGGAAATCATTTCCTCTATACCTGCCTTTCTGAGGTACTCGTTTATTGGCTTTAGCATATCAAAGACAAAAGAAGGTCTAACATCTTTACCCAGATCAGGCGACATCGTCACTTCAGGTGGCAAATTTACAACGGTGTATATCCGACAAAGCCAGTCATATCTAAGATTCTTCCTAGTCCAGATTATCTCCTTGGCTGATTCTTCCTTAATTATCTTCCGATACTTAAGGTATATTAAAAACTCTTTTAGTGCTGAGAACATAGTATCTTCATTTTATTATTATAGACCCAGATGGGTTAGTGTTTCTTAACCTTTCTTTTTATCTGAGCTCTAGCTCTCCTGATTCTAGTTGCGATCGATCTCTTTTTTATGCCATACTTGTGGGCTATGTCCTTATACTTCATACCGTTTATCTCACGGTCAATCATGATGTCACGATATATTTCAGGAAGAGCACGGATTTCATCTATAACAGAGTCGTAGATCTCCTCTAGTGTGTTCTCCTCTTTGAAACAGTAATCGGGTGAATCCTCTAGAGTGTAAGCCCCGTCAGTAAGGGTGTTTGAATTTTTCTTATTGGAGTGATAATCTATCTCCTGGTCGCTCTGTGAAACGAATCTGCTTCTAGACTTTATAAGGAGTAGGCTTTCATTTCGGGCTATATTATAGCACCAGGTGGAAAAATTAGCTCTCTCGCTATTGTACTGATCTATCTTGGTCCATATTTTGGACATAGTATTAATGAAAGCATCTTCTGCTTGTTCTCTATCTTTTAGAATTACAAAGCAATGGTTTAGTATACCAGGCCTAAGTCTGTCAAATAAATCAACGAAAGATTTTTCATTCTTCTCGATTAAAAAAATCTCCGCTAGGGATTGGATGTTGTTCTCTTTTTTAGCCATATTTAATATAAAAATTATCGATTTTAAAGTTTAACTATCTCAATTCCACCCATTAAGAGGAATGGAATTGATTCTTTTTTCCTATACAATTCAGTAAACACAACCTTTTTTACACCGGATTGTATAATAAGTTTTGAGCACTCGAAGCAAGGTGAAAGAGTTACATACAGTGTAGACCCATCCGAGCTAAGTGTGCTCTTTGAAAGCTTAGTTATAGCATTAGCTTCAGCGTGCAATACCCAAGACAATGTGTTATTCTCGTCATCCTCACATTGGTTAGGAAATCCAGTTGGGGATCCATTATATCCATCAGATATTATAGATTTATCCTTCACCACCAAACAACCAACCTGAGCTCTCTTACAACTTGAATTTTTAGACCAAGCTGATGCCATCTCTAAATATATCAAATCCCTGTTCCTGTCTTTGTCAGTAGGATGAATAGAATCTCCCAAAAAGCAATGGAACCCACCGGCCTCCGGATCCCTAGATATCCTCCAATTTTCATTTTCTAGATAGAAGGTGTCATCCAAAAAATCAAGTTCACTATATAGTTGAGATTGCATTCCAGTTTTCATTAGGGCAAAGGATTAAATAGTATTTCTCGCTAATATACTAAATAAACCCGTAGAAAAAAGTATGGTCCCCTTAAATTCTTCTAGAATCAGGCCTAAAAGGATCGGGATTGTATATATTAAGCGGACCACTTAAAGATCTAGCCATACTCCCAAGAAGGGCTTTTATTTCTTTCATATCATTTGATAAAAAAGGAGATCCCTCAGATACACTGACTTCACCCCCAGATTTACTAGTGGTAGAACTAGATTGTGTATTTCCACCACCGCCACTACCGCTATCTGATTTAGCCTCCATAGGAGCAGCAGATGGGGCTGGGGGTTGAGGTGCAGGCTGCGTCTGGGAAGCTTCAGCGGGTGCAGGTTTGCTAGTTTTAGAAAGAGCTGCGTTAGACTTTTCAACCTTAGGCCCAGGTTTTTTACCTGCGGGAACTGAAGCTGGTTTAGCTAAAAGACCGGATGCAGTTTTAGCCGATCCTGCTGTGGTCTTTTCAACTTTCCCGTTTTCACTAAATAATTTCTTATCTAGATTATCCGTCTGTTTGATACCCTTAGATTCCATTAACTTTGAAATCTCCGCCTCATATTGGCCCATGTAATCTTCAAGGCCAAAAGCTTTTAACATCTCTACACCGCTCTTTATTGCGTCGGTTCCAGATTTATTTCCTCCCTCTTTTTTAGCAGCGGGTCCTTCACCCTTGTTTACCTTTGATAATTCAGGGGATTCGGTATTTAATACAGAAGATTCAGATTTTTTTTTGGCCTCAGAAAACCTTCGATTAGCTTCTTCGTCCATGAATTTCTCGATCTCGTAATTAAGGACATCACTATTGTTAGCTAAACCAGGGGTTTCTTTAATTAATTGAGCGACGTGGTTATCAACTTCACTCTGTGAAGGGTAAAAATCCTTAAAAAGCATGCTTTTTATTCCGCCACTTTCACTGATAATAGATTCTGCTGTCTTGACATTAACTCTACCTGTTTCACCTTTTACACCTGCAAATGGTCCTGCTGTCGGTGCACCAGATGCAGCAGATTTCCCTTGCTCTGATATCTTTTTACTTAAAGAGTCTAGGACAGTCAATTTATCAGAATCACTTTTAGTATCTAAACCCAAAGCGGAATTCTCTGCAATATCACTCTGTATACTTTTTTTAATCTCCTCTATGGGATATCTACCATTATCACCAACCAAAAAATTATACCCACCTTGATTTTCTACTTTTACGAAACCATCTTTTATGAAGTCCTTCATCCTAGGAATTGCATTCAATCCATCTATAAGGTCCGATACATTTAGGGGTACAACTTTGGAACCACCAGGGATCTCCATTATTTCTGGTCCGTTTTCTCCTACCACATATGTTCCAGGTTCAGTTGCCTTTCCGCCATCTTTTAAAGCACCTTTTACAGGGACTTTCTGTTGGTTCTGTTTGGCACTTTTAGATGCCATTAGCTTTGAAATCTCCGCCTCATATTGGCCCATAAAATCTTCAAGGCCGAATTTTTTTAACATCTCTGCTCCCTTCTTTACCGCATCGTTTTCGGGAAGATTAGGATTTTTTTTAGAACCTGTGGATTCAGCAATTTTATCCGGAAGACCCTGAAGATCCTTAGAGACAGATTTTGATATCTCCTTAAGATCTTTAGAAACAGATCCTGATATAGCTCCCAGATTTTTGTTGGTTTGCTTTAGCTCTTTAACAACCTCGGCTAAGTTCCTGGAAACATCCAATAGCTGTTTGTACTCATTGCTATCCGCCATTAATATTAAATTATTTGATTTATATATTTAATATTATCTACGGAGGGTGAAAACATTCTTTTTGCCGTCTGCCTCCAGGTTACTATTGTTCTCTTCCTCTATCACGATATTCAATTTATCTAGCCATATCTGATATTCGTAATAGGGTATAGACTCCAGCCAATCTGGATCTATTTTATGCTCTTGCCAGAGCCTAAATTTAATATCAAAGAAGTTTTCTAAGGATATCTGAAATAATGAAAAGTGATCTAATCCCGCCGGGAAATGATATTTCAGCGGAGACCTCCCTACCTCCGCATTTAGGACATTTAACAGAAGCTTTTGGCTTAGTCCCTATCTTTATTCTTTCAGATAGTATGAAGTATAAAGAGAATTCCTCCTTTGTCCAGTAATCCATCTTTCTCATCTCGTTCATTATGAATTGATTATCCATCACCCTCCATTCTTCAAATAGGAATGGAGATATTTTAAGGAAAGAGTCATCAACATCTATATTGTTCTTTAAACAATGAGCAGTGAACTCAGATATTCTTTGAGTTACTCCTATACTAGGAACATACATTCTAATGGGATTTGATGATCCACCTATTTGAAAGGTAAAGCATCTATTTGTAGGATCATAATATTTAGAAACCTCAGAATCCAAGGTATATGAAGCTAAAACACCGGTTCTTAATTCAAATCCATTTGTCAGCGGGCATTCTTTTTTATTCTCACACTCGGTTTCGGGGAAGAGTACAACTGAATTTTCACCCTTTACAAAGGTTAAATCCCTTATTGCTACAATTATGAAAAATCTATCCTCTGACTTAAGATCCTTGTAAGAAACCACTCCTTCGTTTGGGAATTCCATAGAAAGGCACCTGTCTAGAATATACCCTAATTTTTCTTCTATGTCCAATCTATCTGTCTCGTCTATAGTTGAGAAGTGGCGGATTTCTTTAACATCAGCAGGTCTAATAGCCATTCTTACACCTTCTGGATAAAACATTCCTTTAGAAGGTAGAATATCAACAGGTAGGTTTTTCCAGCCTATGTCGCCGGGTGATATTTTTCTTTCCCCTGCTTGTCCAGTGTTGCCAAATGGAGTAGCGGGTGCTCTGAAAAAATTCTGAGCTTTACCCAATGATGTTACCTCCTGCTGTTCTTCAGCAGCGGGCGGTGCAGGATCTTGCTGGGTCATTTGATTCACCTCAGCATATTCTTTGATTTCTTTTTCTGGAAGTGGATCATATTTCAATCCGCCCTCTTCTTCTCTTCTTCTTAGAATTTCTTCGGGTGATAAGTCTAGCATAACGTATAGGTTTTAAAGTCTTTAGTATATTATATACCAATAAAATAAAAAAGCCTCAAAAATATTGAGGCTATTGTGGGGTTTTTGAAAATTTTTGATTCTTTACAAGAATGTATCTTCCCAGTAATCACATTTCCATGTTACTGATAGACTGTAGATGCTATTTCCCTGATCGTAATCGAGATCCATTGCGTTTATTGGCTCACTTATGAAGCAAGAAGGAATTCTGATTCTTCTAAATACGTCACCTTGCTTATTAAAAACAGAGATAAGAACTGATCCGACATAATCTCTCTTTAATCCCATTGCGCCAGTTAATGGGTTATAGATTAAATCAGACCACTGTCTAAGTATTTTATAGATAGTCATCGAATTGGCACTATTAAGGTTAACCTCAAAATCTATGGTCATATCCATATCTGATGTTGAAGGCTCACCTCCAGCATATCTTCTAGTTGCAAACTTATAAAACTGTTCAACCGGAGCTGAAGGTTGAATGTCTACAGCTAAACCGCTAATGCTTTTAACTTGCTGGGTAAGAATAAACTCGCCCTGGAACTGAGTTGCAGCTTCAGTTATCGCAGCAGGTGGTGTTATAAGAACCTCAAATTGGTTCAAATAAACCGGCTCGTAATAGTTTCTAGCCGCTGTAGACTGATTGAAATGTGGTAATCCTGCCATTTATGTTATTTTTTTATAGGAATGTATCCTCCCAGTAGTCAACCGCCCATTCCATGTT